ATGTATTTCGTTATTTAGTTCTTCCACCTTTATAAATCCTTTTTTTCAATTGTTCAATTTGTTCATCATTTAGCAAATTATATATAGATTTAGCTTTTTCATCGCTATAGCCATAGTATTCTTTTATGATCTCTAGATTATCTATATGAGTGGCTTTATTCCACTTAGAGAATCTTTTTCGTTTCTTAATTATATTTATAAAAAAATCGAATTGAAGGCGCGCATCAAGGTGATGGTTTACGTTCATTTCATTGGCATATAGTACGGTGTCAGAAAAATTAGATAGAGATCTGTTAACGATAAAGGAGTTGTATTCCTTTTCTACCAGATCATCTACCATTATGTCTTTCTTTGTATAATTAATTGCGTTTATAAATTCAAATGGGTTCATCTTCTTCTCCCAAGAATATCTTTCCATCATCTACGGCATCTTTGTATCTTCGCATGTCATCGAGTTCACATGTGAGTTGACCGATTCGTTGATATGCTAATTGCAATTGCTTTTGCATGTCATGAATATTCCTTTTCATCGCTTCCATTTCTGAGATGTGTTGATTCGGACTCATTTAAATTTAACTCCTGCCATTATTTCTGTCATACATGCAACTATATTAAGTTCATGATCTGCAACAAAGGCATTTTTGTATTGATAATCTGCTAAGATAAGTACAACTTGTGGTATCGATTGTGGATCCACGAACTCTCCCATATTATCATATACTTTTCGAAATATTGCAGCAGGTTCTGTGTCAATATTATCTGCTACCCATTGGCGCATTAGTTTAAAATTCTTTAGTTTTAGATGTTCCATTAAATCATTAATTGATATATCGGACAATTGCACGAGTATACCGCTATCTATTGTACCAGATACAGAATATCGTTGTAATTCGTTGATGACTCTACGCCAATCTGGCATATGTTTCATAATTAACTCAGCAATGACTTGTTTATCATATGTGATTCCTTCTTCGTCAAGAATATATTCTATTCTTTGCATCATCACCGCTAATAACGGTGGCATGTCTTTCTTTGCGAGATTGAATTCGATGACACTACATCTTGAATGTAATGGTTCGATTATACGATTTTTAAAGTTGCAGGTGAGTATAAACCTACAGTTTGCTGAGAACTCTTCAATGAATCCGCGCAATGCAGGTTGTGTCGATTGAGGATTAAGATAGTCTGCCTCGTCGAGTATGACTACCTTATATCCACCTTGTAATGATATCGTCGAAGCAAATTGCTTTATCTTCGTTCTTAATGTATCAATACCCGATTCCTCAGATCCGTTAACAAGCAAGAAGTCCAAATTCAATTCATTACAAAGCGCTTTCGCGACAGTTGTTTTACCTAAACCGGGAGTTCCGGTTAGTAGCATATTGTGTAATTCACCTCCGTGGACAATATCTACAAATGTTTTTTTAATTGGCTCTGGTAAAATAACCTGATCAATTGTTTTTGGACGGTACTTTTCGCACCATAAGAATTCGTTCACCCTAAGACCTCCCATCCAACTACTGTATCGGTAATAAAAGAACGCCAAGCGTTTTTATCAAGCGACCATGCAGCAATGATGTCTGAGTCAGGGTTAATGTTTCCTATTTTTGTTTTTACACCATGGGCTTCCAATACGATTGGATTGAGAGTGCATGGCATCACTCTTATACCACCATCATTTACTTTATTAAATGTGACGGTTACTGTTCCTTTTTTTAAGGACTCTATTAGTTTTGATTTCTCATTGTGATCCATAAAGATCTCCATTATATAATTAAAAGATATGGGGGAGCTACCCCCAAAATAAGCTAAACAGATTTAAGCGTCTGCGACACCATCACCATCAGCATCAACCACTGGGGCTGTTTCTGTGGTAACTGCACCTTCTGGAGCTACTTCACCTTCTTTAGGTTGGTTAGCTTCTAGAAACTTGACTACCCTATTTCTAAGGCCTCCAATTGCTTCCATTTCAGAACCTTCAAAAGCACCTCTTTTAGAACAGATATCAATTACCTGTGCCATAGTTTGGATGTCTTGAATCGAGAGCTGTACTGGCTCTACTGCTACAGCTTCTGCTGCGCTATTTTCTACGTTATCATTCATGATTTTCTCCTATCGATAGTAGACTAAATTTGTAAGACCGATAATTCGCATCTTACACCTTATCCTCATAATTAAATGAAGAGACAATTATATTTATACAACATAATTGCTTGATTTCTCTAAAGCAATGAAATAACTTACGTCATAATCAGTATTTTGCCAGAAAGAAATCATCTTGCTAGAAAATGAAACTGAATAGTCTCCATCTAGAAGTTTTAAATTCGCCATATTGACGATGAATTTAAATTCATTTGTGCAAGCGTTACCTTCATCTAAAGAACATCCATACGTGTTGGAAGTGTTATCTTTAGAATCAAATAGCGATGCTGTAATTGTACCATTATCACCAATGATTGCAAGCTCAGAATGTCCTAAGACTGCTGAAGCTTTTCTCAATTGTGTTAATGTTGCCAATGACAAATTAATTTGAAATTCGGGGGTTGGCATAGTAATTTCTTTTTCAGGAGATGTTAAAATCTCTGGTTCTGAAAAGTAGTAATTAATATTGCTTGTTGCGTTATCAATTGAAACACTGTTCTCACTAAATTCTAATGATGCATCGTCGATAAGACCATACACTGATAAGAATTCGTTGAGATCATATATACCAAATGTTTGTGGGAAATCCTCGACAATGTTGGCGCTTGCAAGGATGTTTTTAGCATCTGCAATGGTGGCTAACCTTTGTCCTGGTTTTACTACAATGTTTGGGTTGATAGTCGCAAAGTTTTTTAATACCTTTAAGGTATCGTTAGAAATATTCATAATTTATCCTAATTTTAGTTATGTTCAATATCGTGAACGTTCAATGCGATGATTGCATAGTGTAAGACTTTCATTAAGTCATTACGGTTGTAACCATCTTTTTTTCCATATCGTTGTGCGTACTTCAATATGTTTCCAATACAGAATCCTTCACCATGACCTGAGTCAAGTATGAATTCCGTTGCTTGAAATTTGTTTTTCGAATAGTGCTGTGTATAAGTACCATCGATATATTTAGCAAGCTCTTCTGTGAGCTCACCTTCGTTAAATTTGTAATCTATTTTAATAGTCATCGTCATCTCCTATGTATTGTGATTCGTCAAACTGAGTGTCACTCATAAGTTCTTCATCCATTTTAGCATCCACTTTAGAGTATAAATCTAAGAATGCTTCTTTAGTGTCATCATCAAATCTTGCGATGCACATTCCAATTGCTTTCATTTTATCTTCAAAGATAGTATATGTTTGAACAATGTGGCAAAGCCTTCTTGTTGAAATAACTTCATCAACACCATCGTCATAGAATGTTTTTCTGATGATATCTGCCCAGTTAACCAAATTGTCAGTAAAGTCTTCAATGTCTTCATTGATTTCTACACCGAATTTATCAAAATGCTTTAGTACGATTTTCTTTTCAATCGCTACTGAAGGAAATTGCTGATCAACTGATATTGTGAATCTTTCTAAGAAAGCGTCATCAATGATTGTTGCTGCTGTAAATCTTCCATCTTCGGAACCTTTACCTTTTGTATTTGCTGTGGCAATTACGTTAAAACCTTTTTTAGGTGTAACTACTTCACCAGTTTTTTTAACAAGAACTGGTTTTCCTTCAAGAATACCTTGAAGACACATGATTTTGTTAGTTGCTCTATCGATTTCGTCAAGAAGTAAGATCGCTCCGTTTTCCATTGCTTTAAGCACTGGACCTTTTGCGAAAACTGTTTCACCATCGATCAATCTAAATCCACCGATCAAATCATCTTCGTCAGTCTCAGGATTAATTTGAACTCTAATGAATTCTCTCTTGAGTTTAGCACAAGCTTGTTCAATCATGAACGTTTTACCGTTACCTGACAGTCCACTTATGTATGTAGGATAGAACATGTTAGAAGATATGATTCTTTTCATATCAGCGAAAGCTCCCCAAGCGACAAATGAAGGATCCACTTTTGCATAAGTTTTTTCTTCGTTTACGATTGATTGCATACCAATTACAGATCTGTTAACTTCGTTAACTTCAACTGCAGGCATTGCTACAACCACTGAGGATAAATCAAATGTTCCACGTCTGATTCTGAAAGACTCTGATATGAGATCTTTCCAATCTCCATATCTGTAACCTAAAGATTTCGCAGTTTCAATAATTGAAGCTGTTCTGAATTCTTGTTGATCAGGAAATCTTTTCCCTAATTCTTTTGCGATATTTTGAGTTGATGGCTTCAACGTTTCATTTTTAATTGTCATTATATAGTCACTCCTTACAGTGTTGTTTTTAAATTATAGGTATATTATACCACGTTTTTAGGTAGTTGTACATGCTTATTTTCATTTATTTTCATTTATTTTCAGTTTAAGCTACAGCTTTTCCAAAG